GTATTTTACAGTTCTAGTGATACCAGCTTTAGCGGCACCAGCAGTCTTGTACTGAGTAGAAGCATAAGACCTTTTAGTAGGCTCTCTGTGAATTGCTTGATTAGTGTTGTCGATTATATAGTACATAATGTTCCTCTTTGTTGTCATAATATAAGTATATTATAACGCATTTGGGTACCCAAAGTCAAGCCTTTTTTGCATTTATTTTCATTTATTTTCCGCATTCAAATCAATCACTTGTATAATAATCGCCGTCATTATAGTTTTTTACGAGTCTTAAAGGCTCCCAAATCTGCGGATGATTCGGTTCAGTAACAACAATCTCTGCTTCAGACACTGTTTGCTGACATTCCGACTTGACATGAGTAGTAATACTGTCAAGTAAAGCAATGATATCGTCTTTTGTAGGTTGATCTTGCTCTGCTAACCAACACTGTAATTCATAGACACCGCCGTTATGTAGTAGCTGGCCTACCCATTTGACATTAGCCTCAAAACGGCCTGCATCATCATTTAGTTCACTTTTCATGTAATCTTTCCATATACTCATTATTCAAACTCCGGGTTATATTCTTCATATTCGCCTGTATACCAAGCCTTGATAATCTTTTCTGCTGGCTTACCTCTCACTGATTGTGAGATATTCGGGAAACCTTCGTAGACGTTGCCAGTTTGATCTTCTGCTGGGATAAGTGTATCTGATAACCAGTAAGCCGTACTTGCTGTGGTTCCTTTTGTTTCAAACCAAGGTTGCTTGTCTATTGCTCGTAGCATACCTTCTATAAAGATTGCTTGTGCAGAGAAGTCAGTCGGAACTGAGTACTGCATACATTCATCATAATAAACATCGTCATAAGTCCCACTAGTACAAAAGCCATCTTCGACCCAACCTTTGCTTAAGAATGATGCATGACTTTGAGCAAACATATTCCAGATAACTTTAGGCAACTGATATGTAGTATACTCCCAACATGGTTGATTATCATTACATGTCCATGAATCATAGAGTGCGGTAACATACTCTGCTACTCGTTCTTCTATCAAGTCAACAGTTGCTCCTGCAACTTCATCGTCAGATATTAAGTTGGGAAGACTACCAATAACGCCATCGACTTGATCGAATACACGTGAGTCATTCCATATGATACCTTCACCGACGTAGACTTCACCGTCAAATCTGCCTTTGATTTGAGAAATGATTGATGCTAGTCTTTCCATATAGTAACTTTTCATACTCTCACGTTCAGAAGGACTTGCTTGAGCCTGTAAACCACAGAAACATATCCACATAGCACTCCAGTCTGCTGACATAGATGTTACACCTAATTGCTGTAATCTATCTGCTTCCCATAATATATGTTCTTCATGGGAGTCCATGATTCTTTTTAGTAAAGACATATCTACATATACATTGCCATCAAAAGGAAACAGAGGAGTGTTTTCATCATCTAATGCTAAGAACTGCCATGCATAATGCATATTCATGCCCATGTCTTCTGCGGTTTCAGCAATATATTCTATTACCCAATCATCTAAATGTTTGCGATTATGATTGATCTGCCAAGTCTCGGCTTGATGATCTTCCCAATAGCCAAAGTTGTATACCCATGCAGTTTCTATACCGTTGTCTTTTAATTGACGTAACGTTGTTCTATACATTAACTTGACATATTCTTCTTGAGTGCAATCAGCTATCCAACTTACACCTTGAGTCTTGTAGTTATTGTATATCCACTCTACTCCATAATCTTTAAAGCCGACTGACTTGAGGTGATCATCTCCAAAAGAATTCTGTGGCATAGGTAGATCATAGTCGCCGATATAAGATTGTTTGATTTTTGCACTATGCGGATTCTGACATGACCCTTCAGCGTCTTCGTCTGATACACTGACATCAATACTGGCTGTAGCACCTGAGCAGTCAATAGAGAACGTATAGTCTCCGTAACTATCTAATGTGATGTTCTCACTGCCACTAAGTGACTTGCTACCAGACCATGTTCCAGATGCAGTACATGAGGATGCATCAGTACTAGACCAAGTTAAGGTAGTTTGATCACCTACTACAAGTTCATATGAATTTGCTGATAATGTTACAGTGGGTGTAGAGTTACCTCCACCTGTATTACCACCTGTAGTACCACCTGCTGTGATCAGTGCTCCAGCGACATCTGTGCCACTACTGCCACCGCCGCCGCAACCTATGAGAAATAGTGAACATAATATCGTGTTACTGAAATTAATTAAGCCCATTTTAGTCATTATAACCTGTGTGTCTGTGAATGATAGTGCTATTATACTACGGAATGGGTACCGATGTCAATAGAAAAATGCCCAAAAGATTAATTTCGGGCATTTAATTTTGAGTCTACTCTGAGGAACTGTTGCTACTACTAAACGCTAGTATACTAGTTGACCGAGAGAATGAAACATGATCCAAGTAGTTGTTACAAATAACAGTACTTCACCAAAGGTCTCACAATTCGGGCAGTGTTGCTTCATGCTTAAGAATGTTTTCAATGTTGTCTCCGTGTGTGTATTGCAAGGTCGTATCTTAAATGTACCTGAAAATGGATTTTACAAATACGTAAAAAATACTACTATGTAGGACCCTCCTACAATGTCTATTTATGCCTGTATTACTAAAACTTATTTTTATTGAGGATGGTATAACCTATATGCATACTAGCTATAACAATAGTGTCATACGGTTACTGTGAATCTAAATATTCTCTTAAATTTCCCTGTAACGTGATCATCATTGCTGTCTTATGATCGTATACCCGAATGAAGGGTTCTCCCTTTTTACCCCTAATTTTATGGACACCAAGGTAATATGGGCATCTAATCTTTTTGATTATCTCTTGTACAAATGCTTCTGGTGCAATAATTCTACGTTTGTGCATTGTTTTAGGATTCAGTCCTAACTCAAAATCATAGTACTCAATTTTTGCTAACTCAAATAGTTGTAGACCATCATCACTTAATCGTAAACCTTGTCCACCTCTACCAGTTAGCCACATCTTAAATATCGTGTCGCCAATTGGGGTACTCTTGGGTATAATACCTTCAGGTATTGCATTGAGAATTGCTTCTGTGATTTCTTTTTTAGTTTTAGGAAATTTCATCCGGATACACTGTTCGCCCGGCTGTCAAAAAGCATACTGTGAATTTATCAGTTTTAAACTGTGCATTTAATTTTCTACAAAGATTTCTTGCGTGGCCAGGATTAGAGAAACTAGTTTTTTTGTATTTAGGCGCGGCATCACTTGTTAAGTAATGTGAAGATTTTAAGTTAATAGGTTGGTCATCATAGTAGACTGCCCAGATACCTGATGCTTCAATAATCTGATCGCATTTGTACGTTTCTTTATCTACATACTCTAAAATAATAGAGGGCTGGCTTCTACTCACTTGAAGTTTCCGCCTTTAACCTGTACATCAATTGTTTCATTGTTATCTTTTTCCTTTTTCAATTCATGCAAATCTGCTAACAACATAACCAGTTCGTCTCTAAGACCTCTGGCATTATCAATAGTAAGAACAACATTTGTACTAGCCTTACTTTCTCCCATTGATACCTTGTTCACAAAATCTTTTATGTGTAACATAATATGCTTATATATTTATCTGATTTTTTGCTTCTAACTTGGTTTTAAATGGTCCTTTATATGGATATCGCTGTATAAAGATGTATTTAGGGCAAAAAATTACTTGTTCTACGCCATTATGTTCGACTACAAAGTAGCCTGCGGCATGAAAGCATTTAGATTTTTTAGTTTTAGTAAAGACATGCAAGCCTCGTTTAACATCATATACTGAGTTATACGTTCTTGGTGTAGTGGGGTACTCAGGGTAAGGAGTCTCTACTTTAGCAATAGATTCTTTTGGTGCAACAAACTTAATGTTAGTTTTCTTCTGAATCTTTTTGATAGATTCAAATTCAAAGACATTATTTTGTAAGTTGACGCTAAACGTCCCTACATTATTTGCACACACATTACCTACTTTGCGTTCACCGTCAGTCAATATCCAAAACTCACCATCAGTGATGGGCTTTGCAGTTAATTCTATATCTAATATCATTTTTTCTCCATTAAGTTCGTAAACATATATATTATTTTTTACCATTATCTAATTACCCCAGGGAGCAATCCAATGCTTATAAAAACTCTTGCTCCATTTGTTAATTAATTTTATTATCATTATACTACCTTTTCCACTAATTTGCCAGTATATGATGTGTTCAACCATTTAGCATAATTGTCTGCTTGGTCACTTATTCTATTAAGTTCATACTTACCGCAGAACCTCATAAAATGTACACCTACTTGTGGCACAGACTCTTTAGAAGATACACCTTCTTTTACACAATCATCAGTAGCATTTCTAAATTCGATTGGCTGTGCTGTTAGATCGATTAGAGTACGATTACGTTCATAGTCTTCTCTTACTCTGTGTTCGACTTCATTGTGGTCAGTCCAACGTTGCAACATGATGTTGTTCCAGTTAAATCCACCTTTGTCTTTATCAGCAAATGCTTCTAACAGACCTGTCTTGTTCTTAGTACCTTTCTTACGTACGCCTGGGTATGCAGAAAATACATTGTCACTTGTATCACCACGCATACATTTTTCAAACAAGAGATACTGAGGGTCTTCTAAAATTTTATGTTCCATAGTCTTCTTATCAATGACTGGACGTCCTCTATCATCAAAGTAACCGTCAATTGTAATTAACTGCTTATTAACACCATTGTACATATGAACAGACTCAGACAATAACTGTAGATAGTCAGTATCAGTTGAAATAATGATGTGTTCATCATCAGGGTGCAGTGCGGCGAAACGTGCTATGCAATCATCAGCCTCAGCATTCGGATCACGTAAGACTGTTACGTTAGTTTTTTCTTCTAAGTATGTAATCAATGACTGATAAGTTTCCCAAAACATTTCACTTTCTTCAATCTCTGCTTCAGTCAAGTCTTGTTGCTGGACTTTACGATTTGCTTTGTATGGAGTATAGAACTCTTTACGCCATGAACGACCTTCTAAACAGAAGACTACATGATCGACGCCATAGTTACGAACTGCCTGATTAACTGACCCTAGAGTCAGATGTAGAGCCATACCTATCTTTTCCCATGTGTCAGCATTGCGAGAAGCAACATGCTTTGCACGAAAGAAGGTGTTCATTGTGTCTATAAGGGCGTATTTCATTTAAGTCTCTTATTTATCATTTAATAAGATACTATTATACGCAATAACTACGCATATTGCAAGCCTTTATGGGTAA